CAAAAGAAAGATAGAGGGAAGCTTTGCTGCTTTAGCGCAAGTTTATGAATTTCTTGATCAACAATCAAAATTCACGAATCGAATTAACTTTTTCGAACTCTCTTTCTCTAGATACAAGAAGATCTTTAACTGCTCTTTTCCTAATCTCAGCAGAGCAGTATTTACAAATTTCTCACGAGCAACATGGCACCCAAAATAGCGTTGCTTATTGCTCTCTTCTTGTCTGCTCCTTTTCTACTCGGGGGATTCAATTTCCGAGATGGCAAACTTGTCATCCCCTCGAGTTCGAGAAATCGCCACCGTTACGAGCTCTTCCGAGAGCTTTTGGCGAGGGAGAATTTTGCATTCTCTCCTCCTCTGAAAATGGAGCGGCTGAATTATACTCCCCCAATCCAAATTCCTGTCACAGAGCAAACTTATATAGACTTACTTACAGCTCTTTGGCAGAAGGCCTACCTAGATATCCAGAAATATTTGGGTACGGCACTTCATTCATCCAAACACTCATTGGCTCATATATTAGAAAAATCGAGCGAGGTGTTTTCTTCCTGCGTCCAGTCTTTCCTATGGGCGATAGTCTTGGTGTGGACTTACGCACTTTGGGTTTTCTGCTACTGGACGGTAGAGGTTATAATAACCAATACCATGCTTATTATAGCAGTAGGATTGCTAATGTTTTGCACCGTATTTATGGTAAAAGCTTTACACTGGCTTTTTGGAGACTTCTTCAATTGGACTGTGGTCCCTGTTTTCAGGTGCCTAGTTTACCTATGGAAGCTCCGATCGCTGAAGGTACTTGCGGGCAAGACTCAGATGATGAAGGAGAAGATGACGAAGGGGTTTGGGAGCTATGATATGATGATGTCACCCCCTAAAAGTAGTGTTTTAGAAGTGCTACATGATGATGAGCAACATTGCGGCTATGCAAGCTGCATATTGTTAGCTGATGGCACTGTGGGGTTGTTGACTTCTCAACACGTAGCAGAGGATGCTTATTGGATTAAATCTCATAAAACTGGAAACAAGATAAAGTTTTCAGAATTTAAGCCTCTGATCAAATCCCAAAAGGGAGATATAACAATATTAGTGGGACCCCCTAATTGGCAAGGACTTTTAGGCTGCTCAGCAGTTCTTTATGTTACAATGAAAAACTTGTCAGTTAGCGACGCTCGTATCTATTACCGCAAGGAAGGTGATTGGTACTCTGGAGTGGCTAAATTAATGGGTCCTAATTTGTACAATTTTGTGGATGTTTTGTCAAACACAGAACCCGGTTATAGTGGAACCCCTTACTTCAATGGAAACAAAATAGTTGGGGTTCACACCGGTGGCGCCTCGAATACTAATTGCAATGTTATGGCTGCCATTCCACATATTGAAGGCCTGACTGCCAGCAAGTACATCTATGAAACCACAGCTCCCAAAGGAAAAATTTTTGATTTTGATGATGAGTTGTGGAATGAATTGATGGAAGATTTTAGCGTGGCAGAGTCTCAATATTTGTACAATAAAATCAAAAACGTCGAACCTGAGTGCTCTATGAACCTCACCATGAGAGGGGATCAGCATACTGAACAATACAGAGTGAACGATGCATTCTCTCCAGAATGCACAATAAATATGAAGCTGAGAGACCCTAATAATGGAAGAGAAGCGAGAATTAGATCACCTGAAGAGCACAAAGGTTGTTTTCCAGATAGAGCTTGGGTGGATTGCAATCATGATTTATCCAAAGAAGAAATAGAAAAATTTTTAAGTCATAATCTGGGAATCGACGCTGTGATAATCCCCCGGCACAAGCAATTCTTATGCAAAGATTGTGATGTAGATCTGAGAGAAAGTTTAGGTGATTGGTTGAGCACAAAAATCAAACCACCAGTCCAGTCAGAAGATTGGTCAGGTGCCGAATTTCATGATGCTCCCACTGAACTCAAAACCACCAAAGAAGAGTGGTTAGATGAAATCTCCTTTGAAACATCCAAGAAAGCCAATTTAAACGGGGAGCGAGGCACCGACCTCGTAAAAACCGGCGAAGGCTGCACCCAAAAGAACAAGAGCGACGATGGAGACACTGTCCAGAGAGTGATAGAAGCTCTCGTCGCCAAGATGAATGTAAGCCAACTGGAGGAGAGAGTAGTGGAAGTGGTATCAAAGAAGATATCCACCCCTCCAGTGAAGAAACAAAGGCGCAGAGGAAAGCGTGGAGGAGGGAACAAGCAAACAGCTTCAACCACTTCTTCAGCTCCCAATACAACTGGGAAATACCTGCCGCCTCAAAAGAGATCCCAGGCTTCGAAGCCTGCGGCAAAATCCCCAAATACTACCATCCAAAGCAAAAACAACAAGGAGAATGGGGAGAGAAAATCGTCACCCAACACCCAGAAATGGGTGAGAAAATCAAAGGATTTGGGTGGCCAGAGTTCGGCAAGGAAGCTGAACTGAAATCCTTGCAGCTACAAGCTGCGAGGTGGCTCAAGCGTGCTGAGTCTGCTAAAATCCCCTCAGCGGAGGAGCGGGAGCACGTAATTCAGAAAACAGTAGAGGCATACAAAAATGTTAAATCAAATTGCCCTGCTGTCACAAGGCTGAACGAGTTGAGTTGGGACCAATTTCAAAAATCTTTTCAACCAGCCGTTCACTCCCTAGAACTAGACGCTGGAATTGGCGTTCCTTATATAGCATATGGTCTCCCCACTCACAGAGGGTGGGTTGAGAATCATGAGCGCCAACTCTTGCCAATCTTGGCTCAGTTGACTTATGACCGTTTACAGAAGATGTCAAAAGTTAACTTTGAGAACTTGAAGGCAGAAGAGTTAGTACAGCGTGGATTATGTGACCCTATTAGGGTATTTGTTAAGGGAGAACCACATAAACAATCAAAACTTGATGAAGGCCGCTACCGCCTCATCATGTCAGTGAGCCTTGTTGATCAACTGGTAGCCCGGGTTTTATTCCAAGAACAGAACAAACTGGAGATTAATCTCTGGAAAGCTATACCAAGCAAACCCGGAATGGGGCTGTCTACTGACTCCCAAGTGATAGAGTTCATCAATTCTCTGTCCCACCTCGTGCAAATACCAGTTGAAGACTTGGTATACAATTGGGAAAAGCACGTGGTGCCCACTGACTGCTCTGGTTTTGACTGGAGTGTTTCTCACTGGCTATTGACGGACGAAATGGAGGTTCGTAACCGTCTGACACGCAACAACAATACCCTCACAAGAAAGCTGAGGGATTGTTGGTTAAAATGTTTATCCAATAGTGTGTTGGCCTTTTCTGATGGAAGCCTGTATGCACAGCGTGTTCCTGGAGTTCAAAAGTCTGGAAGCTATAATACAAGCTCGACTAACTCCCGAATTCGTGTTATGTGTGCTTATTATGCAGGTGCTTCCTGGGCCATAGCAATGGGAGATGACGCTTTGGAAGCAGTGGACACTGACCTATCAGTGTATAAAAATATAGGTTTAAAAGTCGAGGTTTCAGGACAACTGGAATTCTGCTCTCATATCTTTGAGAAGCCTGACCTCGCCATTCCGGTAAATGTAGGAAAAATGTTGTACAAATTGATATATGGCTACAACCCGGAATGTGGATCGATTCAGGTTCTCAAGAATTATATCGACGCTTGCACTTCAGTGTTAAATGAATTGCGTCATGATCCTGAATTAGTTCAGCTTCTCTACTCGTGGCTTCTCCATCCAGTGTTGCCACAAAAGTAAGCGAGTAAGAGAAGCAGACAGATAGCCGGTATCAGTTGTTGCAATAGCCGGAGTCTTAGTCAACGTACAATCGTGAAAATTGATTATAAATTTCTCGCCGGATTTACCGCGGGTTTCGTGACATCAATTCCAATATCAGTTTTTGCGATTTATATCATCTACCTCAAGATTTCTGCCCACGTTAGATCAATAGTTAATGAATACGGTCGTGGTTAGAAACAATGGAAGAAGGAGAAGGAACAGGCGCCCTATTCGGCGGGCTCAACGCCGCAACCCAGTGGTTGTGGTCCAACCCGCTAGGCAGCCACAACGCAGAAGACGACGAAGAAGAAACCGTAGACGCGCTGCTAGAGGAAGCACAGCTGGAAGACGAGGGTCTAGCGAGACATTCATATTTTCAAAAGACAACCTCAAGGGCAGTGACTCAGGACGTATCACGTTCGGGCCGTCTTTATCAGACTGCCCAGCTTTCAGCTCTGGAATTCTCAAGGCCTACCATGAATATAAAATCACAATGGTTAAGTTGGAGTTCATCTCCGAGGCCGCTTCCACCTCCTCAGGGTCGATCGCTTACGAGCTTGATCCCCATTGCAAAGCCTCTGAGCTTGGGTCCTACATCAATAAATTTGGAATCACCAAGAGTGGACAAAGGACCTTCTCAGCTCGGTTTATTAACGGCATCGAGTGGCACTCCTCAGATGAGGACCAATTCAGGATACTATACAAAGGAAACGGAAACTCCGCAATTGCGGGGTCGTTCCGCATCACCATCAAGTGCCAAACTCAGAATGCGAAATAGGTAGATGACAGTTCCCCCCCCGGACCAGCCCCGACACCACCTCCTCCACCTCCTCCAGCACCCTCCCCAGAACCACAACCTTGCAAGAAATTTAGGTTTTGGGGGTATGAAGGTGTTCCTCAGAACAAGATAATAACAGCACAGAATAATAGAAATATAGATGTACGTGCTTTGAATTATGTTAAGTTCTGGAAATGGGAAGATGATAATTGGAGTGAAGTCAATATGCAAGCCAACTACTCCACCAATAATTCGCAATATGCTGAACCTTATATGGTGATCCCTGCATCTAAAGGCAAGTTCCACGTCTATCTCGAGTGTGATGGACAGATGGCTGTCAAGAGTGTAGGTGGAAAAGCGGATAATACCTGGAGAGGTTTGATAGCGTATGACACTTCTCGAAGAATGTGGAATGTCGGAAATTACAAAGGATGTGTAATAGAAAATTATAAAATGAGTAGCACCTTTGTGAATGGTCACCCTGATGTAGAATTAAATGATTGTAAGTTTGACAAAGCCAGGGGAGTAGAAGCCGACTGGTATGCCTCATTTCAATTAACTTGTGATGACGATGAGGGCTCTTGGCTCCTTTACGCACCTCCAATCCCAAAGGACAGTTTGTATAATTACACTGTCTCTTATGGTGAGTACACAGAAAATATGTGTGAATGGGGTGCCGTCTCAATATCTATAGATGAGGACAACGGCTCTACTGGGAACGAAGTCTCTGACTACTGTCGAAGGGGGTATATGCGACAGTCTCTGCCAGAAGGAAAACTGGAACAACAACCCTACGTGGAAGACGTAGATAAAATAAACTCCTGGAAGGAAAACCAGTCTGAAACCTCAAGTGATTCGGAGGATGTTGCTTTCGCAAATAAAATGCGTGGTAAGCTTCCTAACCAAACAAAGCTGCCTCCGAAAGGCTTCCTATCGCGTTTAAAACCTTCTGAAAAGGAGGAAATAGTACAGGCCAAGCCAACACAAGTCACTGATGACGATGTGTTGCGTGGAATGAAAGCTGTTGGTGTTTTTGCCAACCCTAGCTACGTCCACCCTGTCCGCGAAAAACTCGAGGATATTGAGAGACAAGAACTTATGAAAGAACTCGAGAAGGACCTACAAGAAATAAATCGCTTGGAACCCCCGGATGAAATCTCAGCTGAAGAGAACATCCCGGACTTTGTGGAACCGGTCTTACCGGTTCCTGACCCGGATTGGTTCAATGAACACACTGCAAAAACAATAAGCGTGATAGAACATCCGTGGGATTTCCCGCCTATTGAGGATACTTCGAAAAAGAAATTAAGAGGTACTCTTTCTCAAGCAGGAGGTTCCATAAGTGGTAAGTCAAGTCTTGGGGGAGGAACTTTGCGCAGATCTACAGAAGATGTTTGGAGAGAAACACTGAAATCTAAACTCTCAACATCAGACAGGAACAGATATGAAAGAATCGTTAAAGGACAAGGCAAAACTGTTGCTGACCAATTCCTGAGAGATCGCGCTGCGTAGACGTATATCAACCGCCGTCTATAAAGATACGGTTTTCACCAAATGTGGGTGCGTTCACATTTCCTAGCTTCTGGATTTGAAGCAAACTCGGGCCGCAGAGTATAAATGTCGGAACGAAAGCGAAAGCGAGTAGGCACCAGTGTTTTACGTGGGTATTCCCACGGCACTGTGGTGT